CATCGGTTGAGCAAACTGCGTTGATTGGGACTTTGTTAGAGGATGCCGCTGACACAGAAGTAGGGTCAATAATGTCAGAGTTCGAATTTAATGAAAAATAAACTATTTAAAGATATGGTGATTGATTTATAAATAGATGGAAATAATTGAAATCGTCGATGAAATCGTCGACAATGTAGTGAGCGAATTCAAGGAATGCACCAAATGCGGGATAACTAAATTGAAAAATTGCTTCAACAAGAAAAAAGCAAGTAAAGACGGGCTTCAATCTCAATGTAAGGACTGTAAAAAGGCTTACGAGGCGAAGCGCTATCAAGAAAACAGAGATGAAATACTAGCTCAAAAAGCTGAAATTGTCGACAATGTAGTGAGCGAATTCAAGGAATGCACCAAATGCGGGATCACTAAATTGAAAAATTGCTTCAGCAAGAAAAAAGCAAGTAAAGACGGGCTTCAATCTCAATGTAAGGACTGTAAAAAGGCTTACGAGGCGAAGCGCTATCAAGAAAACAGAGATGAAATACTAGCTCAAAAAGCTGAGTACGACGCGAAACCTGAAAACAAAGCAAAAAAAGCTGAGTACAATGCGGCTCGCAATGCGAAACCTGAAAACAAAGCGAAAAAAGCTGAGTACAATGCGGGGTACAGCGCGAAACCTGAAAACAAAGCGAAAAGAAACGCTCGCGTAAGAAAACGAAGAAAAACCGACGAGGGATATCGCATTGAAGAAAATTTACGTGCTCGCTTGGCAATAGCTATGAAAGGAAAAAAGAAATCGGCCAGTACCATGAAACTGGTTGGATTAGATTCAGGGACCGCTATTCACGATTACTTGAACATGAAGAGTCCGTGGTTTAAAGAAAAAGGCGTGCCGTCGGAAGAATTGGCTACGGATCACATGATCCCTTGCAAAAAGTATGACCTGACGATCCCAGATCACCAAAAAGCTTGCTTTCATTACATCAACTTGCAGTTGCTCACGGAACTCGAGAATAAAAGGAAGGGTGACAAAGTGCCCGAAGGTTTCGATTTCGAATCGACCCTAAAAAAGCAGCTGGATCTCATCGCGCGAATCGAGAAGGATAAACTAACGTACCAACAGGTTATCGAAATGCAGAAGGCAGGAGAGCTTTACGAGGTGAAAGGGTACGAGGTTTGATTTGAATTCAATCATTTACCAAACCAAAACTTATTATAATATCATGTTGTCGCAGCCACGATACAACACCGATAACTAAGTCAAGGAAGAGTATACAGCTAGTGGCTACACGCTTGCCGCTAGCTATAGCTAATCCAGCAGCAACGTATAAAATCCCATGAGTTTGACGGAGTTTGTTCCACCATGTTTGCCCACCGCCTTCAGTGGCACTCAAACGAAGATCAAAATAAAACAAAGTTAAGAATGAAAAACCAATAATCGCAAGGATGACAGACACAGATAACAAAAGGTATTCGTTCAATATCAAGGGACAAAATGCCAAAAGAATCCTTGCTGGTACGCATCCAACGATGAAAAGTAGTTTCCTCTGCTCTGATTCCATTTAATGGGAATCAAGAAATAAAATTTTGTGCTTTCAATATGGATCTTGCTTCTGAGTCAGACATCGCCAGACGCAAATACTTTGATCCCTTTCGCACTTCATCAACAACCACCCCAACGCAAGCAAGCGAATCGCATTGTGAAAGTAATTCAGCAGGGCTATAGACATCGAGAATGGGGCATTTACGAAGCGATCGCAACTTCAAATACATATCTTTCTCGCGGTTGTAATCAACGAGAAGGGTAAACATCTGCGATTTGTTATATTGATTTTTTCCGTTCTTTCTTGCGTGGTAAAGCGTTCGAAGCAAGAGTAATTGCGGTACGGTCAGCTCGACCGAAGTTTTTCTGTTTCTCAAGACATCCGTTATTTGAACAAGATGATTGGAAACCGGTTGCGAATCATTCCTAACCCTGGTAACACAGTTTTGAATAGCTTTATCAGCAATCTTGAAGGCCTCTCTAATATCACCACGTTTCGAGCACGACTTTCCAATAAAATCGATTACCTTACTATCAAAAACATCGTACGGAAGCTGCAATAGACGTTTCCGCAGTATATTGGATATCTCACCGCTTTCGAATGGTTCGAATGCTACTCGGTACGGTCCTCTTCCATGATATATAAATCTATCCAATCGACTATCTTCTGTAAAATTTAATACATTTGATATGCCAATACAAATACACCAGGCGCCATCATTAATAGACAGACTGTAGAATTCAATGAGCTCTTGTTCTGATAAAACATCAATCTCGTCCATGACCAGGATGTGCATCTTTTTATCGCATGTAATATTTTTTGCCAAAGCTTTCAAAATGTCGCAGTTGCCTTTCAAATAGGCGTTGGTGTATGAAAATTGGACATTTACATGGCCCAACATTTGTTTCTCGATCCATTTTAAACATATTGTCTTTCCGGTCCCAGGTAGCCCTTGAACGCATATGTTACAATTTCGCCTGTTTTTGTGACAACCGTTCACCAGTTCATATAAATCACTGCAGCTCGTCCTAACAAGAAAAGCTTTCATGTCAATGGATTTATGATCTTCTGCTTGCTGTGAGATGCGCCTTTTCTTTTTATGGTATCCTATGTCGTTACACCTAAGCTTCGAGCGAACAAGATCGACCACGTTATCATCAAGTGGATTCCATGGTGTATTAGCCGCCTCAAATGGGAGAATTTTTAGTAGTCTTGCAACATCCTTAGAGAATTGATCTCCCTTCAACTTTTTTGACATCCTGGCTAGTGTAGCTTTTTGCGAGGTTGTCAGTACAGACCATACATCTTCCTGCACCTTTTCTGACAGTAACTTGTGTCGATCATTAGAATATGATTCAGGTTGTTCGCTGTGCTGGTTTTGCGAATATCGCATATGTCTGATGCGCTGGTCCACGCGTGCTCGAAAAAGTGTCTTGAAAAGTTTCTGAAAAAGTTTTTTTCATACCTTTTTAATCTCAAAAATCAAACATTTTTCAAGACCCATAACCTTAGCTGATTTTTACCCATAACCCTAAACCTAATTAATTGGCCATTTTTTTTTATGATTTATGATTGGTCGTTGAACCCATCACTTCTTTTCAAATTTTCCGCGAGATTTTTTAAATTTACTGATTTTTGATTGGTCCGTTTGACTTTTAAAGGCGAAAAACCGTGTTGTTAGGATGCAAAAACAGCGGTGTGACGACACAGCTAAGAGAGCTAAAAGACGTCGTGCGCGCTACGCGCGCTCTTGCATCCTCTTGCATCCTCTTACATCCTCTTGCACCTTATCGCCTCCGATCACATCCTCTTGCATCCTCCGGATCATCTTATCGTGCTCTATTTACGTAAAGGTCCCCGGAATAAAACCCTACTAAAGGTCGCATCCTACCAACCCGGCATCTATTCACGATTCACTTGAAATACATATTCGATAGCATATGACGCTGCCGGCGGCTCTCACTGATAAACGATCGCGATCTTTGGGTAGCAGTGACACGACAACCTTGCGCGCGATGACACCCTTGCACGACCTCAACAAGGATGGCTTGTTAGATGGTACAGAAGATACACTTGTGTGCAGTCCATTAGAGACATTCGATAAAGTGGTTGGGTTCGTTGACCAAAACTGTGACAAGGTGAAAGCACAGTTTCCTCCATCATGGGGGGTAAGAAAGACACGAGGTAGACCAAGGTCTACGAGTCCTCGCATTACTGAAGCAGAGAAGGAAGAGAAGAAAGCTCGAATTGCTGCCTATCAAGCTGATTACCGAAAGAAAAATGCTGATAAAATAATTGGCTATCGCATTAAATATGCGAAAGAAAAGGAACAACAACGCCATAAAGCAACTCGTCCTTATAAGAAGAAAAAACTTTCGATTGCTCCCATGGCAGAAAAAGAACCCAACGATATAGCCCGGCAATATCCTGCGAAAAAAATCAATTATAAAAAAATCAGTTATTCACCTGATGACACTACTCCTAGTTGTGGTTTAGATTACTTGGTAACTGCTGCCTCAGATATGGAATATATGGAAAAATATTCAATTGGTCCTGATGATATATTTTCCAAAATAAGCAACCCAATCAATTGTAAGATTGACTGTTCTGAGATCCTCTATGGTGGTGATATCGAACTAACTCAAGTGATAGCAAATTCGAAAGGCGGCTATTTTTTCAAAGTTATTTCAGGTTTCGTTGAGCAAGTTTATGACAGTGGTACAGTGGATATCCAACCATTATCATCAGAAACGGATGAATACAGTAAGCATCTGAAAAACGTTCCAACGGAAGCTTTACGTGACACTTATGTGTTGAACGCACACTTATCATATACTGGGGACATATTGGATCTGAGAGCAGTAGTACATGGCTCGACGGGCAGGAAAACTTATATTTGCCGTACAGAAAAGTATCCTGCGGTGAGTTTTGAGCATGATATCAAAGCTCTTGAAAATTGCACACTACAAGAGGAAATGCGGTTTGGAGAAATGGTGTTGAACAAACGGTGTTTAACAAACATCATACAAGATATGCGCATGTGTTTAGTCGGACTCCACAAAGGGAAGGACGATGAAATGGTTAAATACATCAAGTACGAATATTTGATGTTTATGGATGGGAACCGTCATCCGACGCTCATGACCAGCTTCACAAAACTAACCATTGACATGGAAAAATATTTTCAGAAAAATAATTATTCGGAATTTCATCAAATGATGGTCGACAAAAGATATACTGGAAAAGATTATGTAAGGGTAACACATAGGAAGACTTCTCAAGAATACTTTGTTTGTCATCTATGGAGGCGTCAGTTCGAGGAGTTTCTCAAAGACAACGAACCGAATAACAATTATTATTCGAATAACAATTTTCGAATCGATGATTGAAAAAATGATATCACATAAAACTTAAACTTATCAGAAAGTTGCATATTGCTCCTCCATTTCATATGCTTCGACTTCTTCTACCATTTCTTCTACCATTTCTTCTTCGACGATATCTTTTTCTTCTACAGTTGGCTCCTCAGGCTCAACGGGTGCTTGTGTGATAGCGTCTACATCGTTGCCATCTGGTTCCTCAGGAGTAGTTTTAGAAGCTACAGTAGTAGCTTCTGGCTCTTCAGTCTCGGATTTTAGAGGCTTAGCTTCAGAGGGATCTTCATCTGTGAGATCAAAGACTTCGTTGTAGAAGTTCTCTTCAACTCTTAGAGCGCCGCCAAAAGAGCTGATCACGGTGGTTACAAGAAGTAGTATCACAAACAGATAGAGCGCGCTCATCGTATTTTAATATTAGCAGATAAAAAATTATTTCTTAAGTTATTTTTTCATGATCAATTATAAGTTTAAAGTTTTTTTCTTCCTCCTCCTTCCACCCAGAGATCGTGTATCTGCGGTCATTTCCGAAATTTCTGATTGAGTCACGCTGCTCATATTTTCTAGGCGATCGTCGTTTTCAATATTTTTTAAGATTTCGTCTAAATTCGTAGGGCCTTTCATACCGGAGGCTTTTTTGTCTGGCTGTGCCTTTCCTTGGCCAAACATACTCCCGAACATACCTGCCATACCAGTATTGTCGTTTTGAGCCATAGTGTTTGCAGTAGCAGAGGCGAATTGCTTCATCAAATCGGGATTTTGTTTCATAACAGTGTCAAATCCTGGTAAATTACTTTTAAACATTGTATTTGTAAGATGAAACATAAATCCGCTGCCGGCTAGACCCAACATCAATCTAATTTCTGGTGCCATCTTACTCTTTGATTTATACTTTTCATGCAGCTCTTCAAAAATCTCGTCATATTCTCCGATGTTGTCATTCATGGATTCGCTCCATCCATCAAGCTTGACGTCAAACGGGTCGAACTTGTTGTTAAGGAATTCAATCCCAGTCACAGTGGCGACAAGCATTTTTCTTTGGAAATTTACAGAATTATCCATCTCCCTGTCTTTCACGAGACGCTCATACTCTGTTTTCATCTCATCTAGGTCGGACTCGGAGGAGAATTTTCTTGGAATCTTGAACCCTTTCTTTTCTAGGCGATCAAATTGATACAAAAGCTCTGCTTTCTCTTTTTTCTCTTCTTGTGGATCGCGTCTGGCATAACCAGAGTATCCATAGTTTCCAAAGGATCCACCATAATTGGTCCCTGATTCATGTTGATGATACTCATTTTGATACTCATTTTGATTCTGGTTTGGACTGTTGTTGTTATCCTCATCAGAATCAAATAATCTGCTTTCCTCACTTTTGACTGAGTTCATATCGTGTTGAATTTTAGATTTATCGTTCATCAGCATGTCGAGACCATTAAATTCATTTACATCGAGTTCAGGCGAGACATAGTTTGCTTGGCTATTCTGTTGATCTTGATCGCGAGTTGATGATATGTGGAAATCATTGTTCTCGTCAGAATCTTCATTTTCAATTTCGAATATCTTGTCCATGTTTTTGTTTGACTTTGATTATGTTAAGAACTTTTAAGTGAGTTATGGCCGCGCGATAAATTTTCCTTGAAAATTGATGGATTCATTGTTTTGAACTTTAATATATCCTAGGAATTCGATCGCTTGTTGCTCATTTCCGAGCACACTCAGACAGAAACTCAAACTAAAAGACACGCCCAATTACAACAAATGCCCATTGCTCACTGCCATCCGCCCATCCCCGGCCAAAACGTTTACGGCCAACTTCCCAGTGGCGAGTATTACATAGGTGATCTGGCCTATGTATTACCGGAAGACATCTTCGCGGAAAAGCTTGAACAATCAGAACACGGTCGCAAAATCGGTATTTTTCACCATGGGAGCGTACAGTATGCGGAATTCCAGACGATGAAAGGCGACGGAGCATATTTGGATCATGAAAGGAATGAGTACACCGTAGACACCGGATCTATCGGTTGTTTCCCTCTGTCCAAAATGACAAGAAAAAAGAGATCTGAAATCGAAAGCGATGGTCTCGGGCACATTCACTCATTTGACCGTCCTTTTAATGTTTGCTACAATGCCGATGAAGGGTTGATGATTTTCGGTGACATCCATATTGAAACGGACTATAGAAGCTACCCAGATCTCTTTCCGGATCTCGCTTGAGTTTAGGGTTCCGGTAACACGGTAACGGTGGACCCTAAAAACCCTAAAACTTTTAATAAAAAACTTTTTTTGAAAGTTCTCTTGCGAGATTGGAAAATTGATGGATTCATTGTTTAACTTTATATCTTGATATATGATCTAAAAATGATTGAAGAACTCGACTACCGGATGATTCGTATGAATATTCACTTACGAATGATGCAAGATATTGCTGATCAAGATGAACGAATGATAATCGCCGATAGTATATGGAGAGTACTTCAAGAAGACAGCAATCACTTTTTAAAGTTGAACGATGGGGATCGCGTCCTGAGAATATTACGATTCGTAGTAAAGAGCTTGAACTTTCATCCGATTGCTATGGGTTGGGTAAACCAATGGAATCAACTTATTTTCAATTGGAGTCATAATAACAAGAAAATATGCACTCAAAGAACTCTGGAAGAAGAGGAGCCGCCGCTCGACTACGACGATGATGAGAACGAATGCAATATCTGTCAAGTTCATGGCCATCAACTGTGGTCATTCAACGATTATGCGTGCGATTTATGCAATAAAGAAATAAGCCGAAAGAGACTTCGGAAGTGTGGCCTTGTTAAAGGATCCAAGAAACCTAAAAAAGAAGATTACTACTTTCAAATCTGACCTAGGATTGAGTCCCTGTGTGTATCGACAAACAGTATAAGTAGAACAAATGAGATCATCAATAAAATGTAAAACATTCGGAACTGGTCATTGTAAAATTTCTTGTTATCACCGTTATATGTTTTCTTTTTGTTTTGTATGTCAGCATTTAAAATGAAAAATGTTATTATAGTTACTGCAAAGAGGAATATGAACATTGCTGCACATATTATTATCGGGAAATATGTGAATTCACCGGTAGAATTTTTTGTCGTGGAGAGCATATTATAGTGATCTGGTAATATCTCAGTCTGAATAAAATAAAGAGCTCCAACTAGAACTGCAAAGAATGCAACTGAACCCAGTACCATGCCAAAATATATCCCGCCTAGTTCAGCTTGTTTCTTTTTAGTTTGTACAAAGTATTTCTTGGGAATGATAGCCGTGAATCCAATGATATAATCGTACGTGAGTGTTAGAAAATAAAGTAATAGAAGGATAGGGTCTAAAATCTTTTTCATTTCATCACTTTTTGGATAGTAAATTGGATAATAGGATACATAAAATAGAATTCCAAAGCTAACCAAGGCTATGCCGAATGTTTCGCGCATGTGTCTCGCTAAATTCTGTTTCCGTTTCAATTCATTTTGAGACTTTTTCCCAACAAGAGATGAGAAATACAACAAAAAGCGGAGCGCTAAATTAAAAAGGATAATCCAAGTTATTGGATTAAACTTTTTGAAAACCTCCGCATTTTTGAATGCTTCTTTAGCAGCGCTAGCTTTTTTTGCCATATATTTTGATGCAGCAGCGGCTTTAGTCTTTGCAGCTTTTGCACCATCTCCCATGACATTCACAGCTTTTTTCGTTGCAGCCTTTGCTTTATCCTTTGCAGCTCCTAATCCGTCTCCCATCGCAGAACTGGCAGCCTTTGCTTTATCCTTTGCAGCTCCCAATCCGTCTCCCATCGCAGATTTGGCAGCCTTAGCTTTCTTGGCAGCGAGACCTTTCAATCCTTTCAAATTTGGCATTTTCAATCCTCCCTCTAGTTCTAGGTCCATGAAATTAATTGAATTATAAAGACATTTTTTTTCCTGCGTCGTAACGTTGAAATAAAAAACAAATGTTTAAAAAAATGGATTCGCGCTCTGAAGAATATAGAGAACCTGATGAAGAATTAGGTAGAGAACGTCGTGCTCCTACAACGCTGTTTGTAAAACTACTTCATGCCGATGCAAAAATTCCCACAAAAAAAAACGATTCTGACGCAGCTTATGATATATCCTCAATAGAAGATGTTGTAATTGAACCCGGTGCAATGAAAATAATTTCAACTGGACTTTCGTTCACTGCACCACGAAATAGTTATGGACAAATTGCACCTAGGAGCGGGTTATCTATGAAAGGGCTTTTTATCAATGCAGGAGTGATCGATAGAGGTTATACAGGGGAGGTAAAAGTTGTTGCATTCAATTTTGGCAACGAAGCACTAGAATTGCCGAAACGTTCGAGAATAGCTCAGGTTATTTTCAAAAAGATATACTCTCCAATCGTTCAAGTCGTCGATGATCTGACAAATGTAGGATCTAGAGCGGATAGTGGATTTGGAAGCTCTGGTCTCTGATCAACTTAGTAATATTTTTGTTTACCTATTTTAAATGACACGAATAGGAATAGGTGTTAAACAATATGAATCGATGTTTGTCAATGGTTGCGTTCAACAGGCTCTATTCATTTATAAAATGTTGAATAACATCGAAGGATTTCAATGCGATTTCGTGACCGCAGAGCCGGACTATAAAGTTTTCGACTCTCTTATACCAATAGAGGTAATCTTATTGACAGAGGAAAATATGAAAAATTATGATGTGATAACACCATTATCATTGACAATCAATAAGGAAACGACGCCGTGGATTATAGATTGGATGAAAATTTATAATGTGAAATATGTAGACATTTTATGCGGAAATTTATACATCCTTTTGCAGGAAGAGTTTGTATTCAATATACATCATATAATGAAAAACTATAGGAATGACGCAATTGATGAAATATGGGTTTTAGAGATGTACTCTTACGCGAAGGAATACCTTGAACTGGTTTATAATAGACCTGTGAAGATACTAAAATACGTATGGGATCCTGATATTATTAAAGCGTATTTACACACAAAGCAAATCAAAATAGAGCGACACCCTGATACCAGCAAAATAAACATCTGCGTATATGAGGCTAATATGAGTTTGCATAAAAATGCGTATATTCCGCTGTTGATGGCTGATAAATTCTATCAATTGTACCCAGAAAGACTTAACAAGGTTTTTATCTTTTGTAAAGAGTTAAAAACAATGAAAAACAATGGTTTTTACGAAAAACTGGACATTGTCAAATCAGGTAAAATAGAGTTTCATGGAAGACTTATAATGCCAGAAACTCTTCGATTAATCCAACAAATGGATCCATACAAAAATGTCGTGTTGAGTCATACGCACCTCAACAATCTAAACTTCCTGCACCTCGAGCTTCTGTATATGGGAGTGCCGATCGTCCATAATTGCGAACCTTTCCAAAACGGATTCTATTTTGATACGTATAACATGCATAGAGGAATACAATTATTAGAAAAGGCTAGAATTACAAAAGTGTCTCAGTTGGACAATATTGACATTCTTTGCAAGTTTAGCAGTAAAAATGTTACGATTCAAAATGAATGGAAGAAAAATATCAAACGATTATGTGAAACTGATGAAACTGATGAAACTGAATAAGCTCACAAAGTTTTTTCTTCGCTTAAATTAATGCTCTGATGAAGTTCGTGAATATGATAGCGCTTTTAATCGGAATCATTATATTGATTATCGCAATATTTTTCGCTCCAAATCAACAAGTCATAGAACAGTATACTGACGATAAACTTACTGCCAAGTATGTGAATGATAAAATTCATGGTTCGGACGGTGGTAAACAAATCGTACTAACGGACCGAAAAACAGATGGAGTCATTGGAAATAGCGCCGTTCCAAAGCAATGCACTTTGGTTAAAGCATGGTTTTTAGAGCAAATCGAAGAGGGTAGTGATGTTTACAAACTTTCAGACCAGAGCACAATATTGTCGTTGGGAAGAACTGATGATTTAGATTGCATCGATAATAGCGTTGCGTCGATAGCGAAATTTTTGAAAGAACGCGAAGTCGGTAAAAGAGATGTCGTCAGGTATGATAATGAAGCGGATCTTTATCTCGAACAAACGTTACAATATGATCATAAGTACAAAGACGGGCTAGACAGAAAATATTTTGCATATTACATCGGGGAAAGCGACGAGGAAACTATAAACAGAACATTTGATATCGATTACGAGTTTGATAAAAAGATGGCAAGCCCCATTGAATTTTTCATGCCTCCAAATAATCTGCAGAAAATGATTGCATTGAATTTCAAGAAGACTATAGGCATGGGTTCTAACTACTGCAAATACCCCGCCAGCGATCAAGTCGATTCACAAAAGAAGGTACGGCTGGTGAATTTGCAATTCGAAAGGCATTATAAAAAGGTGGGCGAGGAGTTGTTCAGTATAGTTTACAGGGAAAAAGCAGGGGGTCGACGGGTTGTAGAAATGAATGAAATAACATCGTTCCCTGTATTTAGACAAAAGTTTTGTGCAACGGAGTGTTCCAAGGCTATTGATAAACCTGACATGTGGATCAAAGCGAATGATAGCAAGAGCTTTGGAAGGGTAAATTTCGTGGATTTGATAAATAATCCTACAAAACAAGTGTGTGAGAGGGTAAATATAAATGGTAAGGAGATAAACTCATCTGAAGATTTGATAGTCCAAGAAAAAGACATTGATAAAAGTAGATATGCCTACAATAAAGATTCTGACAGATACGATATTAGTTACACATACAATTCCGAGGATTTTTATTACTTAAAAGCTGATCCGAAATTTGAAATACCCATGACTAAGTGCGAGTTGGGAAAGTCGTTTGAAACGGTCCCACCTACGAAAAAAGATATGAACGCAATTGATTGGATCTACGTAACAGATCGTACGTGCAAAGATGTTGATCCATGTACTGACGTTCTGGAACATGATCTGGGTTTCAAATTTAATTCGCAGGACTCAAAAGCAGGGGAGATGGTAATGCTAACACCAGTTGAAATTGCACCCGTTGACCAATTCACAAAATGTATTGGTATAGACCTTGTGTACCATGTCACCACAACAACGGTTGACGGAAATTTGCCCTTCAAAATTGATCCGATTTTAACGATCCTGAAAAAGGGGAAAGAGGCAGTCTGTAAAATAAGCATCGAGGGAAAAGATATGTCACTGCAGATAAGTGAAAATACAGATAAAGTTCAATTCGCGCCTTTCGATATATTTGAGAACGACCAATTTGTTTTCAATCTTCAGACTGGGAATTACGGAGTGAAAATTGTGAAGCTATCGATCGTGCTCAAATGTCAACGGTTCGAGCAAATAAAGGAAGCAGCTACGTTACTGAAAGACAACGTGTGTGAATACCCATCGTATGACAAATGCAAAGTCGACGCGTACTACAAGAAAGATTTTGATAGTGGGCAGTATAGTTGTGAAGATTATGCCTCTGGCGAAAATTGCAGCGAGGACAACATTAAATATTCTTATAAAGACATAGAGTGTGACAACAAGTCGACAAAGTTCAAATCCAAGGATATAAATATCGACGAAGAGAACAGACTAGTTAATACTTCTTTGAATTTGAATATGTCATTAGAAAATTGCATGGCTCTATGCGATGAACGCCACGGGTGCTATGGGGTTAATTTAGACAAAGTCTCGCACTCTTGTGTGTTTTATGGCAGTGAGACTGCAAAGATAGTCATAAAATGTACACCAACAGAGGATTTCCTCATTGAAATATTCCATTCCGACGACAAAAGACATCAAGTCCCCGGTGAATACGAGCCACCCAAAGCCATAAATTGCGTCGGGAATTGGTCCCAGTGGAGCGCATGCAGTAAGCCATGTGGCGAAGGCATCAAAACACGAACTTGGAAGACAACTACTGAACCAAAAAATGGTGGAATCGCTTGTCCCTCCCCTTCTGAAGAAACCTTATCTTGTAAGGTGAAAGACTGCCCACCCGATGCTATAGATTGTGAAGGCAGTTGGTCGGGATGGAGCGATTGCAGCAAGGAAGGGACCCAAACCAGAACTTGGAAGACATCAACCCCCCCTCTACACGGTGGAAAGCCCTGCCCTTCTCCCTCAACTGAGACCGAATCTTGTAAGATAAACTGTGAAGGTAGTTGGTCGGAATGGAGCGATTGTAGCAAATCATGTGGAGAAGGAACCCAAACAAGAACATGGACGACATCAATCGAACCCTTAAACGGTGGAACATCGTGTCCTTCTCCCTTGACCGAGTCCAAATCTTGTAAGATAAAAGACTGTCCTAAACCCGCGGTAAAAATTCCCAGTAAATTTTTTCAGGTTGGCGATAGACGTAGACCAAGAGCGGGATATTCTACGGAAGTACTGAAAGCCGCAGACAGGTTTAAATGGCCGTGGGCCACAAGGGAACAGCTTCTTGAAGGATTTCGAGAACTAGGAGTGGAAACCATTGTTGAAAGTTTCACAGATAGCGACAATAAATTTAATCAAACGGTAATTTTCGAAACTCCCGTCAACATCAAATATATAAAAATAAATGGAAAGCCCATACAATTGGACTTATACGATTTTAATAATAAAATTCAAAAGAGTTACGACGCAACATCTCTATCAAAATATCGTCAGATGCCCAATATTTTCATCATAGATGACGTTTATGCAGAATGATGTTTTTTTTTTCTTAATGAATAATAACTATCTCAATGAAGTGGTCATTCATCGACGAACATGATAACATCGTGGAAAAATTTGAGGACGATTCTGAAGTAAAAGATTCAAAGATTTACACAAACAAAAATAAACTCACCGAACAAACTGCACCGAAGACATTTTGCGAAAAAGGACAAATGTACTCAGCAGCCTTCAGAAAGTGCGATCCATGTCCGATGGGTAGTTATCAGGATCTGACAGAACACCGAAACATTAAATGTAAAAATCATCCGAATATTTCAACGAGCAAATGTCCCGATGGAAAGTACAACGCTCTGTCTCAAGCAGAAATTCAAGAGAAGAAAAACAAAATCAATGACCGAGCGATAAGCATTGACGACCTTTGCAAACCACATGATAACTTCAGTGCGGATAAATGCAAAACAGGTAGGTACATAGGCCCACAATATGAGAACATAAGAAATAAAACAAAGGACAGACCTCTGAACGAAGCTGATTACTGCTTAGATCAACCGTCTGCTGCAAGTATAAAATGTCCAACAAAAACGTATTTAGACACCGACAAATTCAAAGCTGTGGTGGACGCGAAAGAGAAACAAGTGACATCCAACGACGTTTGCACTTCTGCAACATTGCAGAACATTAAGACCAGCGTATCTGAGACGAAATTTGATAAAGCCAGTAACACAAGACAATTCAGGACAATATTATTCGTCGGAAATGTCAATTGGGACGGAACGATAAGTGTTATTAGAACAGATGCGAAGAATCAGAACATTGCTGGATCTCCACATACTAATATATCGGTAAAGAGAAACGTCGAATTCAGCGTGTCCAGGGTAGAACCAAATGTAGGAGACCATTTTTACGCAATATATTTCGCAGATGCAAAAGGCCGGGGATTCGTCCTCAAATATGGGGTAAAAGTTCATCTTTACAATTTCCAATTCCAACTCGCAAATCGTCATCATCAATTTGTCAGGAAAGGATCGAACAGATATCAAAGACCGACCTTCAAAGGACAAAACTATCACAATGTAACCAATAACGAGAACACGTTTGATAGGAATCTAGCCAAGGTTCAACATGTAACGTACACCGCCGGAAACTCGAGAGGACCTGGGTCTTTATCTGCAACAAGTAAAGCAACGGTATACAACTGCTCGGCCAGAGTACATAATTACCACAACCAAACCGTCAAGGTTGGGGCAAACCACCACACACTTGGCAATGCAAATTTCGCGCGAGACAACATGGAACATTACAAAAGTACTGGGTATCCAGCGGTGCATCATAATACTAATGATCGCACTTTCACTGTGACACACTATCTGAGGGATACCCGCGACCACTCTTATAACATAAAACTTCATACTAAGGTCAGAAAATATAGATTCACTCGTACTACATTCAAAAATGTCTCTGCCGATAAAGGCCAAACCTGGGGGTGGCACCATATGGTTTCTGCATGGGGTACAAACAGCCAAGTTATTCATGCTCAACGAAACGTGCATCCCTGGACAGGTGTTCATCACAACAATGATTCTCTGAAAAATAGTGTAGGTAGCCATGGTATTCGATTCTATACCAGGAACGGCGTCACGCATGGTGAAGGGGCTTGGA